TCAAAGAACTTACTATTAGTAAGAAGTTTGTTATGTATGTTTCTGAAACTCAAGATCAAATGGTCTCTGAGTACGAATCTATGTTCAGTTCTATTATTACTCCCAACAAGAGTCTGTCTCTCTGATTCTCTTACTTTATTTTATTATGATTAACATTGATCGCATCAACCTTGAAGAGTTCTTTGGTTGCGTGAATGCTACCAATACCAAAGAGATGAAGTCTAACGCATTCAAAACCATTCGCACTTGGTTGCAGGAGAAGTCCTTTGCCAAGTGGAGTGATGGTCAACTTGAATATGTTGGAGACTTCAAAGATGGAGTTGATTTTGTCTCTGAGGATAATATCAACTATGAGATGAAGGGTAAACTCAAGATGTTCAACAAGAATGGGTCTACCTCATCAATCGTTCTTAAGAACTTCCAGGGCGACAATAAAGTGATTGAGAAGACCTTTGACTATATGCTCCTGGTTGATACTGGTTCTATGGCAATCGGTATTACTGATTGGGATACTGTGGAGAAGCGTATTTACTATACTCCCAAATCTCCTACCGCTAAAGTCAAGTTCCTTCCAGGTGACTTTACTATCCTTGCTAAGGACATTAAACCTGCAGATAAGAGCATTACTTCTGCTGAAATTCTTGAGAACCTGCAGGAGATTCTTTGATGAAGAGTTACAAGACTCCTCTCCGCTACCCTGGAGGCAAGTCTAGGGCGTGTAAAAAGATGGATCCATACTTCCCTGATCTCAGGGATTATAAGGAGTATCATGAACCCTTCATTGGTGGTGGTAGTGTTGCTATACACCTCACTAAAAAGTATCCACACCTGAAGGTCTGGGTAAATGATCTTCACTATCCTCTGGCAACCTTCTGGCAACAGTTGCAAGAGAATGGATCACAAATGCAAACGATTCTTGATGAACTAAAATCAAAGTATCCAGATCCAGATCGTGCTAGAGGATTGTTTACCTCTGCAAAACAATATGTAGAAGAAGATAATTCAGATCCTTTGTGGACTGCTATCTACTTCTATGTTGTTAATAAGTGCTCCTTCTCTGGGTTGTCTCAATCATCTTCATTTTCAAGTCAGGCATCTGTTAGTAACTTCTCTCTTAAAGGGATTCTCAAATTGAGTGGTTATCAACAACTTATACATAATTGGACGATAACTAATTACTCATACGATCAAATCTTAGATGAATCTTCGGAGCGATCTAATGCATTTGTTTATCTTGATCCACCTTATGACATTAAAGATAATCTCTATGGTGCAAAGGGTGGTACGATGCATAAAGGATTCGATCATGATAAGTTTGCAGAAGACTGTAACAATTCTTCTACAGACATGATGATTAGTTACAATTCTGATCAACTTGTGAAAGATCGGTTTACTGACTCTAAATGGAGAACGGGTGAGTTTGATCTTACATACACCATGAGATCTGTTGGTGATTACATGAGTGATCAAAAAGAACGTAAAGAACTACTCTTAATGAACTATGAAAATAGAAGTCTCACTCTACAAGGCGGGCAAACTCTGGAAGGAGGAGTATCAAGCAGTAGACTTCCAGGATGCTAGAGAGATTGCCTTAGCAAGAAATCCTGGAGCAACCATTACTGGTGTCAGTGCTAATTTGCGTGCTGATCAAATTCAAGACATCCCTGACTATTTTAAAAAATAATGGAACTGAAGGATTGGTTGAATTCTATCAATCAAACAAAAGAAGATTTGTCTGAGGACATTAAGTCATATCCACCATTCATTGTTAACCGTTGCTTGTCTGGTCATTTAGACTGTGTTTTGTTTGCCAATGAGATGAATAAAAATGGTCATCTTGATAAAGACATGCAATATTCTTTTTATCTAAATAGTTTGAGGAAGCGTAAAAGGTTTTCTCCTTGGCTCCGAAAGGATAAGATTACTGATCTTGATATTGTCAAGCAATACTATGGTTATAGTAATGAGAAGGCAATGCAGGCATTGAAGATCTTGTCAAAAGATCAAATAGATTTTATTAAGAAACGACTTGACATTGGTGGAACATGACAAACAGTATTGAACCCCAGGTAAACTGGACACCTGAGATGATGGTTGAAGTTATGTTGAATGAACCAGATGACTTCCTGAAGGTTCGTGAAACTCTTACCCGCATCGGCGTTGCTTCACGCAAAGAAAAGAAACTTTATCAGTCTTGCCACATTCTCCACAAGCAAGGCAGGTACTACATCACTCACTTCAAGGAATTGTTTGCTCTTGATGGTAAACATGCAAACCTTACTGTAAATGATGTTCAGAGACGGAATAGGATTGCGAGACTCCTCTCTGATTGGGGTTTAATTAGCGTAGTAGATGGCGAATCCATTATGGATATCGCGCCTTTAAACCAAATCAAGGTTTTATCCTACAAAGATAAGAACGATTGGATCCTGGAACAGAAGTATAATATTGGGTCGAAGAAAAAAGTAGAAGCGACCGAGTAATCTTATGGAAGATCTGGAACAAGACGGATATCAACTATTCCTATCGATAGAAGACGTTCGTCTGTTTTATGATCATACGTGCTATTCTATTGAGAAATGGCCAGGAGCACCTGCTAGACCATACGAAGAACAAGAGTTTTTGCGGCATTTGAAGTCTCAACTGTTTGCTATGCTTGCTGACCACACGTTCAATAACGGTTAACCCTATAACCACATTCGGTTATCACGGTTACTCTTTTTTGTAGTTTATGGTTAAATAGTAGTGGATGCCGTAAGGGTCCACACAACATAAACTCGCTTAGTAAAGGAGCTAAAACCATGGGTAACCTCATGAGATACGGTGCTGCAGATATTCCGCAGCTTCTGGATAGAATCAATCGCAATAGTATTGGGATGGACGAGTACTTTGATCGTCTATTCAACATACATGAATCATCTACCAACTATCCTCCCTATAATTTGATTCAGGTCAGCAATGTAGAATCGCGTCTAGAAATCGCGCTTGCTGGATTTAAAAAGGAAGAGGTAAATGTCTACACCGAATACGGAAAACTTTTTGTCGAAGGGCAAAAAGAATCCAAAGAAGATACAACAAGTTATGTCCATAGAGGAATGGCTCAACGATCTTTCACCAGAGCATGGACGCTCAGTGATGATACGGAAATTAGATCAGTTACTTTTGAGGATGGGTTACTGAGTATTCAACTCGGTAAGGTGGTTCCTGAACATCATGCTCGCAAAGACTACCTATAAATAACTGCGGGGATACCCAAATATCGTCGCCGCATGGGCGGGGTTGGTCAGAATCAACCCTTGCCCGCTTTTCTTTTTCGTGCTAACATTACACTAAACTTCATTTAGTCATGGCAATTAAATTAGCTGTCGTAAAGACAGGAGAACAAATTATTACTGATGTTGAAGAGATGCTTCTTGAAGACAAAGTAGTAGGATATTTCTTTAACAAACCTTGTGTAGTAAAAACTGGTGATCCAGAAGTCAGTGAGGAAGGTGGTGCTTCCTTTGAGATCAAACTGAGTCCTTGGATTGCTTTGGGTAAGGGATATAGATTCCCAGTTCCTCTTGATTGGATTGTAACTTTTGTTGATCCTGTCAATGAACTTCATCGAATGTACATGGTTGACATCCTTAAGGAAGAATCTGAGGATCAAAGTCAATCTATGGTAGTAACTGATAGTTGTGAGGATTGCTGATATGGAACCTAAAGTCATTATCTTTCAAACTGGTGGAACTCTAATTGCTAAATTGGAGGAAGCACCTTCTGCTGACCTTGGTGAACCAGATTGCATTCTGGTACAACCATTTAATATTATGCCTGACGGAACCCTTCAAAATTGGTTGGGTGACATCACGACAGACAGCAAGTTCAAGATTCATTCTGATAAGATCTTGACCATTGCCGAACCAACTGGTAGAATCAAAGAACTGTACAGCAGTTTGACTAAGTGAGATTCTATACGAACGTCCAGATGGTCGGGAACCAGTTCCTCGTCAGGGGTTATGAAGACGGTAAACGCTTCACTACCCGCGAGAAGTGGAACCCGACTCTTTTTGTGCCCTCACAAAAGAAGACGTTCTATAAGACTCTCAGCGGAGAACAGGTTGAAGCAATCAAACCTGGGACCGTACATGAGTGTCGTGAGTTCATCAAAAAATATGATGGCGTAGAGGGATTTAAAATCTACGGTAATGAACGGTTTATTTACCAATATATCTCTGAGAAGTATTCTGAGCAAGAGATCAAGTTTGACATTGGTAAGATCATGCTATCTACCATTGACATTGAGGTCGCTTCTGAGAATGGATTCCCAGACGTAGAGTCTGCTGCTGAGGAAGTTCTTCTCATCACTCTTCAGGATTATTCAACCAAGGAAATCATCACTTGGGGTCAGGGTCCATTCAAACTGAAGCAGGGGAATCACTACTACAAGCAGTTCAACAATGAAGAAGATCTTCTTCATGACTTCATTAGCTGGTGGATTGACAACACTCCTGAAGTTGTTACTGGGTGGAATAGTAAACTGTATGATATTCCATATCTAGTTCGCCGTATTGATCGAATCCTTGGTGAGAAGTTGATGAAGAGACTCTCTCCGTGGGGTCTCGTAACCGAGCAAGAGGTTTATATTCAAGGTAGGAAGCAACTGTCCTATGACATTGGTGGAGTCTCTCAGTTAGATTATCTGGACCTGTACAAGAAGTTTACCTACACTAACCAGGAGTCTTACCGACTGGATCACATTGCAAATGTGGAGTTGGGTCAGCAGAAGTTGGACCACTCTGAGTTTGATACATTCAAAGACTTCTATACAAACGGTTGGCAGAAGTTTGTAGAATACAACATCATTGACGTGGAACTTGTTGACCGATTGGAAGACAAGATGAA